AAATGGCCAAACGAAGTCTGGTTTATATTCTTTGTTTATCCCAATGGAGTGGAACTACGAAGGATTTATTGATGAGTATGGAATTCCAGTTTTTGATACACCAGACGTCGATGTGCTCGGCCCAGATGGTGAATTAATAGATATAGGTATTGTAGAACATTGGCAAAATGAAGCTGATGGTTTAAAAGGAGATCATGACGCATTAAATGAATTCTATAGACAATTCCCTAAGACAACAGAACACGCGTTTAGAGATGAGGCAAAAGGTAGTATCTTTAATCTAGTTAAGATATATGAACAGATAGATTATAATGAAGAAATGTCTAGAACCCTTGGAATCACTAAAGGTAATTTCCAATGGGTAAATGGAATAAAAGATTCACAAGTTATATTCTATCCAGATCAGAACGGTAGATTTAAAGTCAGTTGGGTTCCAAAAACTGGATTACAAAATAGAGTGGTACTTAAAAATGGTATTAAATATCCTGGTAATGAACATATGGGAGCATTTGGTTGTGACTCCTATGACATATCAGGGACCGTAGATGGAGAAGGATCTAAAGGAGCATTACATGGTCTTACTAGATTCAGCATGGAGGATGCCCCGGCTAATAGCTTTTTTTTAGAATACTTATCAAGACCACCTACGGCTGAAATATTCTTTGAAGACGTTTTAATGGCTTTAGTATTTTATGGTATGCCAATATTAGCAGAGAATAACAAACCTAGATTACTATATTATCTTAGAAGAAGAGGTTATAGAGGGTTTAGTATGAACAGGCCAGACAAAATATGGAACAAATTGTCTGTAGCAGAAAAAGAAGTTGGAGGAATCCCTAACTCTAGCGAAGACATAAAACAAGCGCATGCCGCGGCTATTGAAATGTATATTCAAGATCATGTAGGTATAAAACAAGATGGGGCGTTTGGAGATTTATATTTTAATACTTTACTAAACGATTGGACTAGATTTGATATAAATAAGCGTACAAAGTTTGATGCAACAATAAGTTCAGGTTTAGCAATCATGGCAAACAATAGACATCTATATGCTCCAAATGCAAAAATAGAAAAACCAAAATTAAACATACAAGTCTCTAAGTACGAGAATAAAGGTAGTATGTCTAAAATAATTAAAAAATAAATATGGCAGAGTCTGGCATTAAAAGTTATTTTCCTAGTCAAACTGTAAGTGACGCTGAGAAGTTAAGTTACGACTATGGTTTAAAGGTAGCAAAAGCTATCGAAACAGAATGGTTTAATAATGAAAGGAGTTCTAGTAGATATAGAACTAGTTATAATAATTTTCATAGATTAAGATTGTATGCTAGAGGCGAGCAATCAATTCAAAAATATAAGGATGAGTTATCGATAAATGGTGATTTGTCCTATTTAAATTTAGATTGGACACCAGTTCCAATTGTATCTAAATTTGTAGATATAGTGGTTAATGGTATTGCTGAAAGAATGTACGACATAAAAGCCTTTTCTCAATCACCTAATGGTGTTCAAAAGCGGACCGAATACATGGAGCGTATTTTAAGCGACATGAGAATGGAAGAATTTAATAAAGATGTTGAGCAAAGATTTGGTTTAAATATGAAAGAAAGTGAATTGAATGAATTACCGCAATCAGAAGAAGAATTAGGTATTCATATGCAACTCACTTATAAGCAATCAGTAGAATTAGCCGAAGAGCAAGCTTTAAATGTTTTGTTTGAAGGTAATAAGTATGAACTAACAAAGAAAAGATTTTATTATGATCTAACTGTGTTAGGCATAGGCGCTGTAAAAACCTCTTTTAACACCTCTGAAGGAGTTGTTATAGATTATGTTGATCCTGCTAATCTTGTTTACTCTCACACCGATTCCCCTTATTTTGATGATATATACTATGTTGGTGAAGTTAAATCCATTCCAGTAAATGAATTAGCTAAGCAATTTCCTGAATTAACAGAGAGCGATCTTGAGGATATTATGAAAAACAAGTCGTTTAATAGAAATAATAATACCACAAGATATTCTTCAGATCAAGAAGATAACAATACAATCCAAGTTTTGTATTTTAACTATAAAACTTATATGAATGAGGTTTATAAATTAAAAGAAACTGGGACTGGAGCCGATAAGATTTTAGCAAAAGATGATGCGTTTAATCCACCGAAAGATAAAGAAGGTGGATATTCAAAATTATTACGATCTATAGAGTGTTTATATGATGGAGCAATAATTCTTGGTACTGATAAATTGCTCAAATGGGAGATGGCTAAAAATATGATGCGTCCTAAAAGTGATTTTACTAAAGTTAAAATGAACTATGCTATTGTTGCACCTAGAATGTATAATGGTAAAATTGATTCTTTAGTAAAACGTATAACGGGGTTTGCTGATATGATACAGTTAACTCATCTTAAACTTCAGCAAGTATTATCTAGAATGGTTCCAGATGGGGTTTATTTAGACGCTGATGGTTTAGCAGAGGTTGATTTAGGTAATGGAACAAATTATAATCCACAAGAAGCTTTAAACATGTTCTTCCAAACTGGTAGTGTGATTGGTAGGAGTTTTACAAGTGAAGGAGATTTAAATCCTGGTAAAGTACCTATTCAAGAAATAACAAGTGGCAGTGGAGGAAACAAAATGCAAGCTCTTATAGGTAATTATAATTACTACTTACAAATGATTAGAGATTGTACAGGGTTAAACGAAGCTAGAGACGGTAGTTTACCAGATAAAAACGCTTTAGTAGGTGTTCAAAAATTAGCTGCCGCAAATTCTAATACAGCAACTAGACACATATTACAAGGTGGATTATTTTTAACAGCTGAAGTGGCAGAATGTTTATCACTTAGAATATCTGACATATTAGAATATTCTCCGACTGCTGACGCTTTTGTTCAAGCTATTGGGTCTCATAATGTGGCTACACTAGACGAAATGTCTGAACTGCATCTTTATGATTTTGGTATATTTATAGAATTACAACCAGATGAAGAAGAAAAAACTATACTTGAAAATAACATCCAAATGGCATTACAACAGAAAAGTATAGAGTTAGAAGACGCTATTGATCTTAGGGAAATCAAAAATATAAAACTTGCTAATCAGTTGTTGAAAATAAGGAGAATTAAAAAACAAGAAAGAGACAGGCAACTTCAATTAGAAAATATTAGAGCTCAAACCCAATCTAACACTCAAGCTGCCCAAGCTGCAGCACAAGTAGAGGTTCAAAAAAACCAAGCGTTAACACAGGGTAAATTACAAATAGAACAAACAAAAGCACAGATCGACGCTCAAAAAATGCAACAAGAGGTTGCACACAAAAAAGAATTAATGGCATTAGAATTCCAATACAATATGCAACTTAAAGGTATTGAAACGGATGGGGTAAAGGAAAGGGAACGTCAAAAAGAAGATCGTAAAGATGAAAGAACAAAAATACAAGCAACACAACAATCAGAGATGATTGAACAAAGAAATAGTGGCAAGCCACCTAAAAATTTTGAATCCGCAGGTAATGATATACTAGGTGGCGGATTTGATTTAGGTGCATTTGACCCTAAATAAACTTTTTATTAATTATTATTATATTATATTATGGAAGAAAAAGATGAACAAGTAGTTGAAGAAACTACACAAGAATCAACTGAACAAGTTGATGAAAACAAATTTGAAAGCGCTGGAGATGATAGCGTAACTAAAGTAGATTTAAGTAAACCACCAAAAGAAAAAGAAGATGAACAACCAGTTGATAACACAAAAACCGAGGATGTTCAAGAAGAGGTTATTGAAGAAACGACTAGTAAAGAAGAGGTTGTTGACGAATCTACAGAAGATACTGAAACACCTGTTTTAGAAGAAATTACAGAAGAAGAAACAGCTGAAGAATTAGAAGAGCAAGTTGAAGAAGCTGTTGCTGAAGCCACTGGAAAACCAATCCCTGAAAATATCCAAAAACTAATGGATTTCATGGAGGATACCGGTGGTGATTTAAATGATTATGTTAAACTTAATCAAGATTACAGTAAGTTAGAAGATAACGATTTATTATATGAATATTATAAACAAACAAAACCTCATTTAAATACAGAAGAAATTAACTTCCTTATGGAAGACACGTTCTCTTACGACGAAGATATGGATGAAGAAAGAGATATACGTAGAAAGAAATTAGCGTTAAAAGAGCAAGTTGCCGACGCTAAAGCCCACCTGGACGGGCAAAAGTCCAAATACTATGAAGATATCAAAGCTGGGTCAAAGTTGACCCAAGAACAACAAAAAGCAGTTGATTTCTTTAATAGATACAACAAGGAATCAGAGGTAACTAAAAAAGCAGCAAAAACTAATTCTGATATTTTTACACAAAAAACTGATAAAGTTTTTAACGACAAGTTCAAAGGTTTTGAATATAACGTCGGTGATAAAAGATACAGGTTTAATGTAAATAATGCTGAAGAGGTTAAAAACACCCAAAGTGATTTAAACAATTTTACCAAAAAGTTTTTGGATAAAAAAATGGGTTTAAAGGATGCTAAGGGTTATCATAAATCTCTATTTACAGCAATGAACGCAGACGCTGTTGCTAATCACTTTTATGAACAAGGAAAAGCAGATGCTATGAAAGGTAGTGTTGCTAAAGCCAAAAACGTGAATATGAATCCAAGACAAGCTCATGGAACTATTGAAGCGGGTGGTGTTAAAGTAAGAGTGTTAGGTGAAGATTCCACTGATTTTAAGTTTAAAATTAAACAAAAATAACAATTTAAAATTACAAAATTATGGCAATTTCAAATCCGGGACCTGGTCATTCGGGAACCACTGGTAGTTTGAATAGCGTACCTGCTTCGAAAAAAGCAACACTATCTTCAAATTACTTAGATTTCGCGGACGGTGCGTCTAACAACGACTGGTCCCAACAATACCTGCCTGACTTAATGGAAAAAGAAGCTGAAGTGTTCGGTACTAGAACTATCGCAGGTTTTTTGGCTCAAGTTGGTGCAGAAGAGGCTATGTCCTCAGACCAAGTAGTTTGGTCGGAACAAGGTAGATTACATCTATCTTATGTAGGTTCGATGGTTATTAATAGTGGAGTATTTACATTTTCAACTGATATAGACGGTAATACTATTAGTTCTGGCGAACACGGTGTTCGTCTCAATGATATGTGCATTTTAGCTACGAATGAGGGTGCTATTAAATGTCAGGTTGGTGTGGTAGACGCTACAACCTGCACGCTTTACCCTTATGAAGATGAGGATATTGAAGATACGTCTGCTTTTACAGCTGGTGTTACAACTACGGCTACATTATTAGTTATTGGCTCTGAATGGGGTAAAGGTGTAGCTGATCAAGGTGGAACCGCATCTTCAACAGCGGGTTATGGTAATACTCAACCTACACACACTTCATTTTCTAACAAACCAATCATAATTAAAGATTACTATGAGATCTCTGGATCTGACGCTTCTGCAATTGGCTGGGTTGAAATAACTGGGGAAGATGGACAAAGTGGATATCTTTGGTATTTAAAAGCTGAAGGTGATACTAGATCTCGTTTTTCTGATTACTTAGAAATGACAATGCTAGAAGCCGTTAAAGGTGTAGCTGCTGGAAGTACTGACGCTGATCATGGTGTTGGTGGTTTAACTGCTGGTAACACTATTGGTACTGAAGGTTTATTCGCTGCAGTTGAAACTCGTGGTAACATTACTACTGGTGTAACTGGTGTTAATGCTGCTACTGATTTAGCTGAATTTGACGCTATCTTAGCTGAGTTTGACTCTCAAGGCGCTATTGAAGAAAACATGATGTTTGTTAATAGATCAACATCTTTAGCAATTGATGACATGTTAGCTTCAATGAATTCTTACGGGGCTGGTGGTACTTCTTACGGAGTATTCAACAACTCAGAAGACATGGCACTTAATTTAGGTTTCTCTGGTTTCAGACGTGGATCTTACGATTTCTACAAATCTGATTTCAGATACTTAAATGACAAAGCAACAAGAGGTAGTATTAATGCTAGAGATACTGTAGCTCCACTTAGAGGAGTTATTATCCCAGCTGGTACATCCACTGTTTACGATCAATCATTAGGAAAAAACCTTAAACGCCCTTTCTTACATGTTAGATACAGAGCTTCTCAAACAGAAAGTAGAAAATACAAAACTTGGGTTACAGGTTCTGTAGGCGCTACTACATCTGATATTGATGCGATGGAAGTACATTATCTATCAGAAAGATGTTTGATTACACAAGGTGCTAACAATTTCATGTTAATGAAATAAGCATTTATACTTTAAAAGAACCGAGGTTTCGGCCTCGGTCCTTTTATTTTTATTAATTTTATTATATATTATATTATGGCAAAGAAAACAAAAAAAACAGAGACGGTAGAAACACCGAAGGTTGTAAAACAACCAAAAGTTGAAACACCGGTTATGGAAATTCCAAAACCAAAAAAAGATAAATGGGAAATTAAAGATAGAACATATTTTTTAAAGGGAGGTAAAAAACCTTTATCTTACATTATAAAATCAGCTAATGTATATTGGTTTGATGAAGAAAAAGGTTACGAGAGAGAATTAAAATATTGCGAAAACCAAAAAACTTGTTTTGTAGACGAAATGAAAGGTGATCAAAGATTATCTCACATTATTTTTAAGTCTGGCGTACTTTTAGTTCCAAGAACAAAAACAGTTTTACAAAAATTACTTTCTCTATATCATCCACATAGAGGTAAATTATATAGAGAGTTTCAACCAGAGATTAAAGCGGCTACTGAAATTGATGTACTAGAAATGGAGATAGAAGCACTAAATGCAGCCCAAAATCTAGACATTGATATGGCAGAAGCTGTTATGCGTGTAGAAGTTGGTTCTGGTGTATCTAGTATGAGTTCTAAGGAGATTAAACGTGATTTATTATTATATGCTAAGAAAAATCCTAAGTTGTTCTTAGAACTAGTAAACGACGAAAACGTTGTACTTAGAAACTTTGGTATTAAGGCAACAGAAATGGGGATATTAAAATTATCCTCTGATCAAAGAACGTTCAGTTGGGGTAGTAATGACAGGAAGTTGATGAACGTCCCGTTTGATGAACACCCTTATTCAGCTTTAGCCGCTTGGTTTAAAACTGATGAAGGAATGGAGATTTACTCCAATATAGAAAAACGATTAAATTCGTAACAACCTTAGTAGAGCAACCACTCTATAAAAGGGTGGTTGCGTTACTATAAATTAAAAAAAAATTATGGCAGTAAGCGTAGATACAGTATATCAAAAAGTTTTAGCGTTAGCTAATAAAGAACAAAGAGGATATATAACACCTCAAGAATTCAACTTGTTTGCTGACCAAGCTCAAATGGAAATATTTGAACAATATTTCTATGATTTAAATCAATTTAAAAGAAGACCAGGTAATGATACTGAATATACTGATCCAGTTGAAATAATTAATAAGAAATTATATTTATTTAAAAGAATATTCTCAGGACTAGCAAATGGATATGATTTAAGTGGTGTCTCTGATTTTTATATGTTATCAGACGTATATGACAATACTGGAACTTCTACTGTTGTTGGGGGTTATGAAGATTCAAAAGTAGTAGAAGAAGTAGATCACTTTAATCTTATTAAAACTCAAAATTCTCCACTAACTAGAGCCACTGTTGATAGACCTATTTATTATATAAGAGATAATATAATATATTTTATTCCAAATAATCCCGTAGGTAATTATGGCGGATATTATATTCGTAAACCCGCTAAACCAAATTGGACATATTTAATAGATTCTACTAATCAAACTGCTTTGTTTAATCCAGACATAAACGCGGGTTGGCAAGATTTCGAATTACACCCATCTGAAGAACCTAAATTAGTTATTAAAATATTACAATTAGCAGGTGTTTCCATAAAAGATTTTAATTTAGCACAATTGGCAGGACAAAAAGAAGCTAGTGTAATACAACAAGAAAAACAATAAATAAATGGGATTATTAGATAGCACTACACAACAACAATATTACCAAGGAAGTGATTATGGTAATTATCAATTTACTTCTTTAGAAAATATAATTAACCAATTTATGGTTACGCATGTCGGAGACCAAAAAATTATAAATAAAGTCAGTAGAATAGATGTTGCTTTTCATGCACAACGAGCTATGCAAGAGTTATCGTTTGATACTTTTAAATCTATAAAAGCCCAAGAAATAACAGTGCCAGCAACACTACAGATGATACTCCCACAAGATTATGTAAATTATACAAAAATATCTTGGGTAGATTCTGCTGGTATAAAACACTCTTTATATCCTACAAGTAAAACTTCTAATCCTCAAAAACATCAAGTTGATTCAAATGGTGAATTTTTATTTGATACAAGTGGGGATAAAATACCTTCTGGTGAATTAATTACAAATGGAAATTTTCATGGAGGTTATACGAATTGGAATATAAATGTTGATGAAACAGTGCCTGGAACTATTGATTCGTTTACTACAACTCCATCTACTGCAACCGCTACAGCTGGTGATCCAGATATAGGTTGGTTTTACGGATGGAATGGCAATGCTATTGCTGCTTATAGCGTTCCGCAATGGAGTGGTATAAATCAGTTAAACGTACCTATAATAAGCGGTGAAGATTATAAGATAACATATACCTTAAGTGGTTATTCTTCTGGAGAATGGAGCGTTGTAATTATTGATGAAAACGGAGATTATACCGACTCAGGAACTGTAACTTCAAATGGAACTCACACAGCAACAATTACGGCTGGAGGAACTGCTAGCTCATATACTTCAAATCAAATTTTTATTAGAAATAAATCAGCAACAGCTGGAACTGTTGTTATAGATGATATTTCTGTTGTAAGAGTTGGTGACGGTGAAACATCTACTACTTGGTCAAGTTATAAATCTACAACTCCATCTGAAAATAATACTGATGATTATACAGATGATACATATTGGCCAGCTAATGGAGAAAGATATGGATTAGATCCTCAACATGCTCAAGCTAATGGTTCGTTTTATATAGATCAACAGTCAGGAAAAATTCATTTTAGTTCTAACATTTCTGGAAAAACTGTTATATTAGATTATATAAGCGATGGTTTAGGTACCGACGAGGAAATGCAAGTTCATAAATTTGCAGAAGACGCAATGTATAAATGGATAACCCATGCTATTTTATCTACATCTTCCTATGGACAAGCTTTAATTCCTAGATTAACAAAAGAAAAGTTTGCAGCTGTAAGAAAAGCAAAATTAAGATTATCAAATATTAAATTAGAAGAACTTACTCAGATTTTAAGAGGTAAATCTAAACAAATAAAACACTAGTACATGCCAGAGATTAAAAATAATTTTCTTCAAGGCAAAATGAACAAGGACTTTGATGAGAGATTAATACCTAATGGACAATATAGAAACGCTGAAAATGTGGAAGTATCAACTGCAGAGGACTCTAGTGTTGGTACTGTAAAAAATATATTAGGTAATAAAGAGATAGGAAATTTTGTTGCTAATGGTAAATGTGTTGGAAGTATTGCTAATGAAAAAACAAATAAAATATATTGGTTTGTTTCAACTTATGAGAAAGATGTTATTATAGAATATGACGTTGAACATGATGTAGTAGTACCCGTACTTGTAGATTTAAACGCTGGCGAACATAATGCTGTTTTAAAATTCTATGGAAATATAATAACTGGTATAAATATAATTGACGATCTATTATTTTGGACGGATAATAATAGTGATCCAAAAAGTATAAATATTAAAGAGTGTATAAGAGGCACAGTTGATTTTGATACCCACACGCAATTACTATTTGAACACGGTAGTTTTGATGGGATGACAGTAAAAATCGTGATGGCTGGTTACCCAAACAGCACATTTGGCGCAAGCTATTGGCCACCTACAACTCCTGTTGATGAGATGGTAAAAAAAGGACATTACTTTTATTATCAACGAAGACCAATGACAAAACTTTTAGGTTTAGATTTTAACGAAGCAACAGATGATGATGGATATATGCGAAATGGATGGTACCATACTAATGGTGGAACCGGTAATCCTTATGGCAATGAAAGTAATCATCCAGGCAATCATAACATACATTACATTAGGCATTATAGAAATGGTGAATTTTTAGGTTTACAACAAATTAGACTTTTTGACCAATATAATGGCACTCATGGTAGATTAGATAGTGCTACTAATGGGCCAATATCTGGTACTTGGGCAGGGACTTCCCCAACAGATTTTCAAAAGGGAGACGTTATTTTTGGCAATAATATTAGATTAGATATAGAAGAACGTCATATTACAGTTATAAAACCAAAACCATTAAATACTTTTTCAGTAAAAATAAACCACACTCAAAACTTAGAAGGTACAAGTAATATTCCTAATTTATTTGAGACTAAGTTCCCAAGATTTTCTTATAGATATAAATATAGAGATGGAGAATTTTCTCCTTTTGCTCCTTTCACAAATCCTGTATTTAATCCTAGATACACAAAAGATATTAATAACTCTAGCGATGTAAATGTATATCACAATAAAGATACAAGTTATGATATAAAAGAACCACACAATAAAGCTATGGTAAACTCTATACATTCAGTAGAGCTTACTGACTTTGTAACAGCTCAAACTCCAGAAAATGTTGTTGAGATAGATATATTATATAAGCAAGAAGATTCTCCTGTTATATATTCTATAGGTACAATAAAACATCTAGACCCCGAATGGCATGCTTGGGGTAATAATGAGGGTACAAATATAGGTTTTGGAAAACAAATTAGAACCACTGGTTTAGCAAGCAGCTTGAATTATAGTGCAACTCAAATAGAGCACACATATGCAGCAGAAGGTGGTTATAATAAAGGAAAATATATTGTAACAACAGAAAATATTTATGCTGCTTTACCAGCTAATCAATTACTTAGACCTTGGGATAATGTTCCAAGAAAAGCTTTAGCACAAGAAGTGACAGGTAATAGAATTGTATATGGTAATTATTTACAAAATTATGATTTAGGCGTAGTAAAACCTAAGGTTAAAGTTAATTATAGTGATAGAAGCAATCAAATAGGTAGTTTCGAAACTCAAGGATTACCATCTCTAAAATCTTTAAGAAACTATCAATTAGGAGTTGTCTATAGTGATAAATATGGTAGAGAAACCCCTGTGTTTACTTCTGATGAAGGGGCGACAAATATTCCTTGGCAAGAAAGTGATGGAATAAAAAATGCTAGTAAAAGTCTTCAATTAAACACAAGCGTAGTATCAAATTTTCCAGCGTGGGTTGATTCATTAAAGTTTTTTGTAAAAGAAACATCTAATGAATATTATAACTTAACAATGGATAGGGCTTGGGTTACAAAGAAAACTTATGAATTAGATGATTCAGAAGGTCATCTTTGGATATCGTTTCCATCATCTGATAGAAATAAAATATCAGAGGAAGATTATATAGTCTTAAAAAAGAAAATAGGTACTGGCGAAGAACAAATTAACTTTGAAAACAAGTTTAAGGTTATTGATATTAAAAACGAAGCTCCAGATGCTATTAAGTATGAGTTGGTTAATATAGGTTCCGAGGTAAACGGTTCTAATTTCTTAACAGACACCACAAGTGGATTAGGAATGAGTATTAGTAATGCAACTGGAACAAAGGGTAGAATAGATAGAGAAGGTGCTACTAATTTTCAGTTTGATTATAGTAATTGGAAATGGGGATCTGGAGGGGAAGTTGGTAATATACCTTTAGAAGAAGACGTAGGTTCGGATAATGAAACTACATATACCCTCGGTACTAAAGATTTATATGTATCTTGGAGAAGACTTAGCGGTGGAGTAGGGGTTTCCTCAAAAAAATATAAAATAACTGGCGGTAGAAAAGGTGGTACGCATTATTTTTTAAAACTATCTACCCCAATATCTAAAATTGACGCAGATATAGCCCATATAAATGGTGATTCGTCTGATATAACCCAAGCTCTCTTACATCCAAATTTACTTTTTCAAATAGAAAAAAGAATACTTAAAGATTCAGAAGATTTCTCTGGAAAGTTCTTTGTAAAAATATCAAAAAATCAAATTACAAATTTAATTGAAAGTGGTGAACCTGTTAGTATATTAGATAAATATCAAGTATCAGCAAAAGCACCTACTTGGTATTGGCAAGAAGACACTTGGACGAGTTTTAGCATCGTAATTAATCAAGATGGTTCACCAACTAGTAATTATGGTCTTACGAATTGGGATGGTTATGATCAAAACCCAGATTATACAAATAATAGTATTCAAATAGCTGCTAACAACGCTCATGGTAATGATACTGCTGATGGCAAGACTTTAAGGGTTACAGATTGGTATCACCCGTGGGATGGGATATTAACTAAACATAATAGTATCGGACAATTTTTCGTAGACGCTATGCATGTAGCCTCTGGACAAAGTGATGCTAGTAATTATGCTAAATATAATTACATACCTTGGGCTGGATGTACTAAAGGTGAAAGTGCAACTAAAGAAGATTCTGCTTGGAGTTATCCACCTTTAAAAACATGGTTAACTGATTTTGAAGATAAGACAGAGTTATTGGAAAGTTTAGAAGATAACGATAACACAAATTGGTACAATGGAAATTTAATATCTACTTCTCTAAGTTCACAAATTACTAGTGAAAATCCTGACTGGAATGATTTAAGGGTTGATGGTTGGATTGGTAGTTTACAAAATGTTAGTAGAGATCATCCAACAACTCAAAATATACCTAACCAAATAAATGGTTTAGAAGGATTTGTAACTACTAATAGCAATCATACTATTGGGCCTAGAAGATGGTTTAGCGGAATAACAGGTAATTCAACTGAGCACGGGGTTGGAGTTGATACTAAAACATATTCAGATGACGGTGAGGTGGGTAGGCATTTCATGCACTTATCGTTTTTTGCTCCAGGGAAAAATCTGCATGATGGTGATTTTGCTGGTTTAGATTCGGATGATGCGTTATATGGTGATAAATCTTGGGCCGCTAATTTACAAGGAATATGGGGTGGAGGTCATTTTACCGGAGAGGAACCCGGTGATATGTTTGGTACAGGCGCTACAGGATTCCAACACTTATGCATGGAAAGTAACAATGATAGTAGTGGAAGATTTTTAGAAGCAACACCTGCCCCCGGCGTGGGATATGGTTATGATATACGTTATAAAGAGCTACATGAAAGACAGTGGGACCCAACATTTGGTGGTAATGGAGATCCTGATAATAAAATACGTGACTTTATAAGAAATTTATATCCAGGTTCGCAATTTAAGTTTCACATAGATTCAGGTGAAGAAGTTTATACTATTAAAAAAGTAGTTGTAAAAAAATTATATAACCATACATCTTGGAGAAAACCCTATAATAGGTACATTGCAGGTAGTGGAATTCTCGGTGTCGATTATGGATATATACACGGTTCTAATATAGCGACTGAAAACCCAGCATATCGTAGTGTTGAGCAATGTGGTTTAGAATGGTTGGATCAAGTAGATGATGCTGGAGATTACACGGGAACTACTAATCCTACACAAAGAGTTAATTTTGAAAATCAAATTGAAAATTTTGGTAAAGCAAGTAATAGGAGAGTTTGTTATATAATTGAATTAGATAAAAATCCAGCTGATACATCAACGCAGGAAGGAAGTGGATTTAACCCAATAGCGGATGATGATCATATGAGCGCGGATATTGTAGGTGGAGATTTTGCGAATATTGAATTTTTAGAACCAGTACAATCAGTTTTACTTTCTGATTTAAGTAAATTCCCAGCTATATGGGAAATTGATCCTAAAAAGAAAGAAGTGGATTTAGATATATATTACGAAGCTAGTAATAGTATACCTATAAAAATAAACAGTAATACAAACGAATTATTTGCGCCTATAGGATGTAAAGTTGAAGTAATAGATTCTGCAATTACCGGTACTGCTAGATTAGAATCTTGGGATGGTACAATAGCGACATTTGACCCTGGTTTTGCTGATTTTGACGGTTCGGATGAAATAGATTATACAGGATTATCATTTAAATTTACTAGGGAAGATGGTGGTTTTACTATAGCCGAAGCTGGTGAACAAGAGTTAACAGGAGTAACAGCACTTGGGTATAAAACAGATTTTGTATTTAGAGAAGATATTGGAGATACGATACGCGCTGGTTTATCTTGGTACAATTGTTTTTCTTTTGGCAATGGTTTAGAATCTAACAGAATTAGAGATGATTTTAACGAAATGTTTATTACAAACGGTGTTAAAGCTTCAACAACAACACAAGAAACATATGAAGAAGAACGTAGGGCACAAGGTTTAATATATTCAGGTTTATACAACTCTAATTCTGGAGTAAATGATTTAAATCAGTTTATCATGGCTGAGAAAATCACTAAAGATGTAAACCCTACTTATGGTAGTATTCAAAAGTTATTTCAAAGAAGAATAAGTTTAGTAGCTTTTTGCGAAGATAGAGTTTTAAGTATAACATCAAATAAAGATGCTATTTATAATGCTGATGGTAATCCACAATTGATATCTACAGATAATGTTTTAGGTGATGTAAATCCTTTTGTTGGTGATTTTGGGATATCAAAAAATCCAGAATCATTTGCGTCTGAATCATATAGAGCTTATTTTACAGATAAACAAAGAGGGGCAGTGTTAAGACTATCTAAAGATGGTTTAACACCTATATCAAAAGCTGGTATGCACGATTGGTTTAGGGATAATTTATCTAATTATACATCGTTAATAGGTACGTATGATAGTTACAAAGAAGATTATAATTTAACTTTAGCAAATACTTTTGGTGAAAATATTCTTTTTGGTTCTTCTTTTGATGTCGGCACAGAATTAGTTCCTATCTCTAGTGGAGTTAGAAATTTAGTTACAAATCCAGGTGTTTATGATGGTGTTTCTTTTCAATATCCCTGGGAACAATATGACGTTCTTCCAGAAAAGTACAATGCAAGTGGTACTCTTATAAACCCTACTTTTGGTTGGGGTACAGTAAACCAAGATTTAACAAGCAACGCGGATATAACAAATCACCCGGCAATACCAGAGGGAAGTTTACAACCTTATGTAGCGCCCGTATCATATATAGCGCCTGTAGCTGCTGTAGCTGCTATAGCAGCGTATTGGACTATTTTTGACGATCAAAATGTTTCTACAGGTATTACTTTTGCAACAGAATCAGCAGCACTCGCATTCATAGCAGCTCATCCAGGTTATGGTGCATCACCATATCAAAACGCAACTTATAGTACTACCTTACCAACTAGTGGAACTAATGTTGCGGGTCATCTTTATAGTGCTAATTTTACATCTAGTGCATATACTAACTGGGGTACTAGTCAAACCCCACCACCACCTGCTCAATCAGGATTTCTATTATATAGTGACACTAGAAGATATATAGACACCGCAAATCATAGTTCAAACTACGGTGTTAATGGTTGGATTAATGAGAGTAGCCCTTATGCCTCATGGTCATCTGGCGTATTGCATACCTGGGGTTCTGGGACGACTATTGGTGCAAATGGTAGTGTTGAGAGAAGCATTACCAGCTATCCTACTTCTAGTTGGTCAATTGCAGTAACTAAAGGTGCGATATCAGGAGTAATTACACATAATAGTGGTAGTAATGGCGGTATTCTTTTTGATAGAGTTGGGAGTTGGGGTACTAATATAGATAATTGGGTTGAATTTAGAAATATTGGAATTGCACAAAGCGGTGGTACTTTCAGTTATGCAACAGGAACGTTAAACGACGCGTATTCCACTGCTTCAGGTAATGCTTCAGAACATACTTCTATATACAACGGGGATGAGATACATGTTTGGGTTAAGATAAAGTGTTATATGGACGCAGAGGTTCCCGCAAACACAAATTCTTCGACATGGCGCAAATATGGGTACAATCAAATTGCACCTAAAATAACACTTGTTGAAGGTGATACGGGTAATCCAATTAATTCTAACATACTTCAAAATGTAAGTGTATTAAATCCCCCTATCACTGCTACATCTTACAACTGGATTGGTAGTGTTGGTCATACTAGCGGTACTCTTAATTTGAGTTCAATTGGGCTTGAAGATGTATACCCAACATCTGGAGGTAATTATACTGGTAATATGAATGGATTTTCATCTGTTAATGCTCAATTTGGAACAAATAGTTCGTATCAATTTCCATCTACTCATAATTCCGGGCAAGGCGGTTCTCTTCAAGATCTTTTTAATTCCTACGCGCCTGGTTTTTATGAACTCGTTTTACAAGTTAGTTTTAAATTTAGAGATCCAGCCCAACAAAATCAATGGGGTGCACTTCATGCGGCTTCTTACAATCAATATATTGAGCCAACAAAACTTGTAAATGATCTTAGAGTACGTATAAATCAAACTCACGATGGGCCCGCTAATGCCCACTCGGTAATGCAGAGTTACCCTTGGATGTGTCAACAACTTTGGGAAATACAAAAAGTAAAAATAATAAAAGGTTACGGTGTGACAGCTCCACCTCAAGCCGCAGTAGTCGGAACTCCTCCAACATCCGTCCAAACCCCTGCTGTAGCTGCTATAGCTGGTGTGACTCAAGTAGATGGTATTGCAGAAGTTGACCCTGTGCCACCACACGATATACCAGCGTGGACCGAGGTTAATCATAATAATTCAAGTTGGTTTGATGATTGGGAAGTTACTAATACAGGTGGTGGAAACGTGGCATATCTTCATGCTCACACTGGTAATAACACTACAGGTGCATACCCATTAAAAGGACTTGGATACAATTATTCTGCAGTTACACAAAGTGGACTAGGACAAGATCCAAATGATTTAATTGATGTTACCCAACAATTATCTCCAAACCAACCTATTTCTTATGTTGTTCCTCAAGATTGGGGTTACGGTACTACTATAAATACGAGTGGTGGAGGCCAAACGTTAACAAATACTAGTTTTGTTGACACTAGTGGTTCGGGACCTACAAACGGTACCCCGTTTTTTCATACCGATAATCATACTACTGGAATTGTTTACCCTGGAATTATTGATAAGATACCTACTACCAAGGATTTTGAAAATGATTTCATGAGTATAATTACTGACACAATGGGAACGTATATAGAAATAAGTCAAGATATTAGTAGTTCACCATGGGAAATTGGTGAGTGGTACTTAGTTGATGTAGAGTACGATGCAACTTTTAACGTTGATACTGGTGCTGGTTATAGTAATGCTAATGGTTCTTTCTTTTTATATGGCATGGGTAGTATTAGTGAATTTGGTACGCAAGGTTGGGGTAATCCAGTTTCGCATGATGGAGTTGGTATATATCGTGGCTCCTCTCCCTACCACATCCAGTTGGTACAAGTGGATAGAACGGAGTATGGTAATTCACAAAGAGTTTTAAGAGCAATATTTAAAGTCCCTGCCGCGAATGATAGTTGGGTAACTAATACGAGTAACACTGGAAGATTAGATTCGTTTAAACTACATGTTTATGCATGCACTAACGAAGTGAGGATTACAAAAATAATTTCTAAAAAGTTAGATACAGTAACAACTACTGGTACAGCTACAGATTGGACAAGTACATATAATGGCAGTTCAATAGCTCAACTTCACTCTTTTGATAGCAAAGAAGTGTATTATGCAGGTAATAAATTATGTTTTGAAGTACGAGACGATCAAGTAGATAAAACATATAAATGGGTACAGGATTTATCTGCTGTAACAGGATCTTTAATAAGTACTCCTTTAGGGTGGACGCTAAGCTTTTCGGTTGATACTATTCCAGTTACTAATAACTTTGTTGGTGAACTCCGTGCTTGGGTTGCGCCAGGAAGTGCGAATGATACATTATATATTGAAGGTGTTGATACTGTAGGAAATTATGAAATTGATTTTGATATAGATGCTTCATCTGTTAGTGGTTGGGCGATAAATGGACCTTCAGGTCATGGTGCAACTATATCTGCTGGAGGTACACACACGGGTAGTGTTACTAATGAAATAGGTTTTGCATCTGATGTTGATACGGTACCATCACCTACTGGTGTCCCTGCTTTAGAAGCGGGTATTAATAATATAATACTTACAGATAATACTCAAGTGTTACAAGGAGGATCTGCTGGCTCATGGAGTTTTAGTGGATTTAATACTTCTGTAGATAGCTATATGTATTGGGACCACACACCTGGTGATGAAAAATTGAGATTTGAAAATTGTCCCCCTACCGATCCATTAGTTACAACGTCACCTAGACAACTTATAAACGCAAACCAATGGATTGACAAACCTATAAAAAGATATGAGCAATATAGAATAATATTTGATTATGAAATTACAGATGCAGATATAGTTATATATTACTTTAATAGTCGAGGGTATGGGTTTAGAATAACAAGTATTGGAGCAAATCAACCAATAAACACTACTGGTACATCTACTATAACTGGTACTTATAATGAAATACACACTATTGGTGATGCAGTTTGGGACTCTGAACATCCCACAACTAGTGGTGAGTATGTATCGCAATTAAAAAATACTTTTGTTATAAGGAAAAGTCATGGTCCTAATCTACTTAATGGTCACTTAGATAATATATCTATGACTAGAGTCTATGATTTAAGTTCTCAACCAGAAAAAACAGTAAGTTTTAGTGAGGACGTAAATGGTTGGACTAGTTTTAAAAGTTTTGTTCCAGAAAGTGGTACTAGTATATCTAAAAAATATTTTACTATGATGAATGGTGGTTTATGGCAACATTATACACCTTTAAAATGGGATAATATTAATAGTCAATGGGTAGACTCTAGCATAGATGAAGCCGAAAATTATAACAGGTTTTACGGTATCCCTAATAATTCTAGTATAACAGCAGTTTTAAACGGTGATCCTTCTACGGTAAAAACGTTTAACACATTGAATTATGAAGGTAGCCAAGCGCAAGTAATAAAACCTTTATCTGCCGTTCCAACATCTACATCTGGAGGTATTACTGTAGATAATGCACAAGCTTGGGCTCAAGGAAGTAATATTGATGGTTGGAATTGTACAGAGATAAAAACAGATATAGATACTGGTAATATTGTTGAATTTATAAAAAAAGAAGGTAAGTGGTTTAATTATATAAAAGGTAAACCAACATCGCTATCTGATATTGGAGATACTAGTCGATTTAGTGTTCAAGGCATTGGAGAAGCGAGCGCTGTTACAGAAGTTACTTACTAAAAATATATTGATGAAAAAAATATACAACTTACAAATAGATACTTCATATATGCCTGCAGAGCAATCTACTAGAGGATTCATTGTTAGTGGAGAAAGTGGTGCTGAGTTTATTTTATATGCGTTAGAAAACGGTACTCTTAAGTATTACAATTTTGTTGATAAAGTTTTTGAATTAGGTAATAGTATTAACACTAACTTAAAAATAACACTTACAGGTGGTAATTATAATAATCAAATTGTATTTCCATCTGGTGGAGGTACCTATACTATCAAGTTATTAGCTCTTCCAGGAACTGAAGTACAATCCTCAAATAAAATTGCGATTACCAAAAGCATGTCCAAAGCAAGTAGTAATGCTATAGTAACGTTTACAGCAGCTACAGCTAATACTAGTAATTACGCTACTTTTCCAACATCAACAGTAACTGGTGCCCTTACATATAAAGAAACATTTAATTTTGATTGGGATATAGTAAACGCATCTACAGACGGTGGTGGGTTTGGGTTAAGATTAGCAAGTGCACCTGTTACAGTTAAAGAAACCGATTGGTATTTTACAACAACGGATACAGTTGATGGGGCTATTTCTCCAACAGATGCTAATGGAGGATTAAAAGTTGTTGTTGATGACCTTACAGATATTGGTGTTGGAACTATTATATCAGGGGTGAGTGGTGGTAGTTTAAGTGGAACACCTAGTGTTATAGCAATAGATACTACAAATAAACTTTTAACTTTAAACGCTGCTCAAACATTTGCAGATGGGATAACATTAACTTTTAAAGCTATAGGAACCACGGCAATAAAAAACGCTACTGGAATGCTTATAAAATTTACACCAGGTACAGTAGTTTCTGCAGAAAATATTACTAAAACAGTTAGAACTGACGCTACTGGCACAACAATAAATTTAAACGGAACATATGGTCTTACTGGTGGTGATCACGCATCTATGTTGGGTTATAATGTAACTCAAGCTGCGTCAGACCCGGTAACTGTATCATCAGTAAGTGCTTCCGAAGGCGCTGGATCTATAACTGTTAGCGTTTCACAAACAGCTATACCCCAAAGCACAAAACTTGAATTTATAGATGTTTACCAAACAATAAACTTTTTAGGTACCATTACTATTGAACAACTCCCAACTACAAATAAAACTATATATTTAGATATAGATAATATTATAACAGTAGGCACAGTGTCTTAAACAAATAAAAACATGCCAGTAACATTCACAAAAATAGTATTTGACAGTCCAGTAAACCCTTCTTTACAAGTAGGGGATATGGTATATGTTTCTAGTGTAAGTAATGGAATAATTGGTACTCCAACGATAACAGCGAAAGTTGTTACGATTGCGTCCCATCATATATTAATAGATCAAGATAACACAAGTGGTACAATAATAAATAACGGAGATTATATATTATTTGCGAAAAATATTCAAGTAAACGAATCAAGTTTAAAAGGATATTATGCTGATGTGACTTTTGAAAATTCTTCAAATAAAAAAGCTGAATTGTTTGCGGTTAGCTCAGAGGTTGTACTTAGTAGTAAATAATATGTAAAAAGTGTAACTATATAAGTACACTTAAATTAAATTAAATGAAAATAAAAGGAAAAGAAAATCTTGATATTGATATTCGCCCTATTAGATTAGATGACTATCTAGAACTAGAAAAATGGTGGAAATTATATGAAAAACATGGTGAGGTTATGCCAAAAAAAAGCTTATTACCAGACGATGGGGGATACGTCGTAGTAAAAGAAGGTAGATTAGTTGCTTCTTGTTTTTTGTATTTAACAAATTCTGCTATAGGATATATTGATTACTTAATAGCAGATCCAACATATAGAGAAAAAGACAGACTTGAGTTATTACTTGATTTAGCCGCTCGCGTAACCGCTGTTGCTATTGATAATGGTTGTGAAAGTATTTGGGCTATGACAAAAAATAAAGGGGTAATAGAATATGCCGCGGGAGATGGACGTGCCTTTGGGTTAGTACCTGGTGATTATAAAATGGTACGCACTTATGGGAGTGGATATTAAAATAGCAGATGAAAGAAAAAATGTTAAATAATTTAAAAATTTATAAATATGAGTAGTGGTGGAGGCGGTGGGCATTCGAGAGCAATGACCGAATTAGCAAAAGAACAGTTTGAGTATTATAAAGAACAACAGATAAAAGCTCAGGAAAGAGTAGACATTCAAAGAGAGGACTATGAAGCTTTTGAATTTACAAATCCTTTTGCTGATGCTCAAAATCCGTTCGCGAATATACAAACTGATTTTTCAAATATATATGGTGGAGCTAAAAACGTGTTCGCTGGTGCACAAAATAAATTTGCTGGATTAGAGAACAGATACGAAGGCATGGAAAATCGTTTTGAAGATATGACTGTTGATATGCGTGCCGCAGATTTTCAAACTCAACAGATGCAACAACAACAAGCAAATATAATGCAAGGATTAAGGGGTGCTGCTGGCACTAGCGGTGTTGCTGGTCTAGCTCAAGCCATGGCAAGCCAAGGCGCTATACAATCTCAACAAATAGCTGCGGGAATTAGTCAGCAAGAAAGACAAAACCAAATGTTATCAGCACAAGAAGGGGCTAGAATAGATCAATTACAGAGAGGTGCTGGTATGCAATTAGATCAATTGTCAGCGCAAGGAGCTATGAAAACCCAACAAATGCAAATGGCTGGAGCTTCTGAACAACAACAAATGATATTAGGTGGAGCGGCCCAAGCTCAAGCATTAGGTGTGTCGCAACAAAATGTACAGGCCCAAGGGCAATGGATGGCAGATATGGCAATTATGCAAGGTGAAGCTGGTGTTCAAGGTGCTGAATGGGGAAGAGAATCAACCTTACTTGGTATGGAATACGGTTTGTTAGGAGGAGCAAATGAAGGTTTATCAGCGGCTATGGGAAACCAAATGAATGCTATGGGGATGAACGCACAAATGGCAAATTCACGGAATCAAGCTAACAATCAAATGCTAGGTACGTTCACTATGAAGTTAATATTTATGTGTGTACCAAAAGGTGTAAGTATTGATTGTGTTAATAATACTAAACTTATAGAAGATATTAAACCTGGAGATACAGTTATAGGTTATAACGGTAATCCAGTAAAAGTATTACAAAAACATGAATATTTAGAGAATCCTACAGCAGAAAGATTTTATAAAGTTAAATTTAAAGGTGAAAATGATAGGGTTCATGAAGTAAATGTTTGTGACATGCACAGAATTAAAGGTGAAAGATCTAAGAGTATAACAGAAAATGTTATAAGTAAAGAAATTTATAACGGCGTTGAGTTTAGTTATGATTTATTAACAGAGGACGAAGGATATAGAATAGATGGTATTCCTGTTAATAGTATGATTGGAGAATTAGCTGAACACGCTGTAAAATTAAAAAATAAATAATATGCCAGTAACAACGAGTTTTGGAGGAGCAGACGCTACCTTAGTAACAGCAGCAACGAGAGCTGGTTTTGCCAGCGCTCCAAAAGATTATAGTAAAGCATTCCAAGGTGTTGCAGATAGTTATCACAAAATGGCAATATCTAATGCTGAGGTATGGGGCAAAGTAATGATGGCTGCTGGTGCTAAGTTAAAAGAAGCAAAGGATAGGTTTGATAATGACCCAGCGCAATCAACTGATGAAAAAGATGCGATTAAAGGAAAAGCTGGTGAACAACTTACAAGTTATATGAAATTGCTTAAAGAAAGATGGGACGCGACTTTTTCGGGTCGTGATATGGAAGAGTATATTCCTAACGATAAATATGATCCAGATAAAGCAGCGGCAGATAGTAATTATAATGTACCAAAAGAAATTAAAAACCCAAATTATAAAAAAAGAAAACTCCTTGGTTTTTTAAATGCTAATTCTGAAGAAAACAAAAAAATTAGAAATGAGATTTTAAAAGAAAAGAATGATGCTTATGCTAGTTTTGAACAGCAAGTAGATGCTTTTAAAGGAGTTGAAAAGCTAATAAGTCTTGGTGATAAGCCAGGTGGAATTTGGGCAGCTGCTAGCGGGAATTATGCTACGGAAGGTGTTAACGCTTTAAGCGCTACTTTTCGTGACGAAGTGACAGGAATTGGTAATTATTTGGTTTATGAAAAGGATGATAAAAATAAATGGAAGTTCACCATGTACAACGACGCTACTAGGGCAGAAAGTTATGATCCTGCAACTAATAGTATTGCAGATCCGAATAATAAAGGTGAAAGAATCAATTTGTCAACTGAAGGAGATGATTATCACAATAAACCAACACCAGTTTTGCGAAATGGGGAAAAAATAAGACACACTGCTAAAGAGTACTTAAATATGTTAACACTCAAACCACAAGTAGATGGTGCTGGAAATAGTTTATTACAAAAAGCTATGGAAAAAGATTTTACAGGTGTTCAAGCGTTGGGTTATAATTCATTAACTGGACAAATGGATGCTATTCAAAAAGCCAAAGCATACAGTATTTCTAAAAAATATTCTGACAATCCTGCGGCTTGGCACACAAAAACTTTTGTGGGTGGTATAGCGGAAGAAGAAGGTGGTAAATCATTTTATGATGAAGCAGTTAACGCAGGTGGTTTGAACGCAATTTTATTTAACGCAGCAAATCAACATATGGACTGGAAGGAAATTGCAAGTGGGATGACAAATGTTGAGGGAACATCCCCTGGAATTGATGAAGCTGATTTTGCAGGTGGTGGTGAGGTTGCAAGGCGGAATTTATTAGGATTACAAGCCGCTTTATTTAATCCTAGTCATGCAAATTACAGTAAAGAAGGAACTGGAAAAGTTTTTGAAAATTGGCTTAATAAAAAAATGGATAAACTTTTTGATCTCTCTTTCGAAAGCAAGGGTGGTGGAAATGGTAACGGTGATGGCGATGATGGTAAAATACCCGATATAGGAAGCGTAAAAAATTCAGTAGTTTTTGAGGGTGGAAATAACGCATATCTAGATCAGGAAGATCGCTCTAAATTCAACACACTGGCGAATAACATAAATAAAAGAGCAAGCATGGGTAAAGATGGTATTATTTATTGGGATAAAGATAAAAAATCTTATTTCCATAAAACTAAGGGTGTAATACCCAATAAAGCCACTATGTTTAAGTCCCTTTTTAAGAAAGAAATAGCAGACAATCTTAAAAACCCGACGGTTGAAACCCCAGCAACCAAGTTTTGGAAGAATATCAAAGATTGGGATGGAACAGAGTATATGGAAGGAAATGGAAATGGAAATGGGAATGGGAATGGAAAAACCAAAAAAATAATAACTCTTGAAGATGATGACGTTGAAAGGATGTGGATGGGTGGTGTTACTTGGAGGGATATTAAAAAAATAAATGGAACGTGGCACATAAAAACGGGTTATAGTTTTGGAGAAAACGAAGGGTACACAAAAGCAACAGCTGAGCAAATTAAAAAAATAAGTAAAAAATACAAATAGTATGCCAGATAAGAATAGTATTTTTCCAGATTTTTTTAAAGATATAAATCTTGACGAAGAACAAGAGGAGCAGGATAGTCTATTTCCAGATTGGTTTGCAGATATAGATCTTGACGAAGAAGATGAAGAATCAGACGATGGTTCTTTGGGTTTACCATCGTTTGAATTTAATCCGGCGACACAAGATAAAACAACTTTCAATAGACCTGTGTTTTCTTTAGAAAGAGATGGTGATAAGAATAATGTTTACCCGTTCCCTTCTGGAGATTTTTACGATATTATAAGTGGAGATGATGATAAGGAAGAGACACCAAAATTAGTGAAAGACATCCAAAAAAAGGAAGGTACTTTTGTTCCAGAACCCAAAGTAACAACGGATTTTCGTTTACTAACAGAAGAAGAGGAGGAGAAACTTTACCCACAAACGGTACAAGAAGCGGAATTTGGTCAGCATAAAGTTACGCTTAAGGGCGTTGAAGAAGGGGAGGATATTGTACAGGAACTACCTACGAGTCAGTTGCGTTACGACAGAACAAAAATATTCAAAATAAGTGAACATACAGAGGGTTATGAAAACGATAGAGAAAAACTAGAAGCATACTTAAATCTTGAATACTTTACAAAATCTCAACATTTAAAAAATATTATAGGTACAGATAATTTAACAGCTTACCAAATTAAAGATCCTGATTTGAAACGTCTTAAAGAAGATTTTAAATCTAATTTAGGGGAACTTGGTATTAGTAGAACTGCCTATCCAAATTTAGAAGACTATCATCTAGACGAGATATTAACCGATGTTTTTACTGCTCAAGTTGCAAAAGAAAAATTAGATATAGCGGTAGGAGATCAGTATACAACAATAAACGATATTTTAATTAAGAAAGAAAAAGATACAAGTGATGCTGATGCTATTAAAGAAGGTGTTGATAGACTAGATAATGGAAAAATAAACGGTCGTGCGAATAAAAACGAAATTGAATACGCTAGAATTACAAAACTTTTAAGAGGAGAGCTAGATGATGATACTAGAAAGAAATATGAAGACAGATTAAATGTAAATATACCAGGTTCTTTAGGAGATATTTTATTTATGAAAGATGAGGTAAAAATGGTGGGTTTTAATCAGTATGAAAAAACTGGTAAAAGAATCCCTAAAGATAAGAAGTTTGAATTGTTTCACGATCCAGTTTCTGGTATAAATTACAAAGCTGGAGAACGAAAAGTGGCTGAAACGAAAGGTGGAGCTGTTATTAATATAACTGATGCTTATCAAATTTACTTAAACAAGTTTGAAAATACTTCTTTAGATGATTTAACTAAATTTAACCATCAACTTTTATTGGAAGAAGCTGGATATAAAATAGAAGGTAAAGAATTGGGGAATTACTATGTTGGTGATCAAGTTATACGTGGCATGCTAATAGACAAGGGTTACGAAATGGATAAGGATGGTATATTTAAAGATGTACCGCTCGGTGTGTTAACAGAATTATCAAACATTCCTGGCACAAGCGATTTCTGGGGACGCGATGTTTTTATGGCTAAAGGTGAGATAATTCCTCAAGACTATAAAAACAAACCATACGAAACTGAAGAAGAGTTTTTAGATTTCTTAAGGGTTAGAAGACAACAAGGTCATGATATAGCTGCCAAGAATGAAGCTATGTTCCAGACGTATTATTTAAATAGAGATATTAGCTCTATAAATAAAAGTAGAAAAGGACAATTTTTTGGAAATTTTGCTGGAACATTATTTGGGAAACGCACAACACAAGAGCAATTTGGATTTACCAATCAAGATGTAGTCGATGTTTTTGCTAGTGAGATTCTAGATCCGTCTGGAGTAGACACTACACCAGGGCAACAAGAAGTGTTTGAAAGAACTGTTGCTGATAGATTTACCGAAGGAGGTGGGGCACTACTTGGTATGGTAACTTTATTGGGTGGTACTGTAAATCCAGCAATGAAAGCACTTGGTGTTAATAAAATGATAGCTGGTATAACAGCGCCTAGATATTTAGCAACTAGACTCACTTGGAATGGAACAAAAGCTGGTGGGGTAATAAAACAATCTAAAGTAATTAGAGATGCTGCTTCTGTCGGGAAGTCTGTCTCTCAATATGCGGATGATATAGGATTAAAAATATTACCTGTAACTAGTACACAGAAAGGAGTAGGGTTAGTTGCTGGAGCTCTTTTAGAAGAGTGGAAAATGGGACCGGTTCTTGGGGCAATGACCGACGATAGGGTAAGGTTTGAACCAGGTGTTGGAGCGGGTTTCTATTTAATGCCTAAATTAATTCCATTTGGATTTGGAAGATTTGCTCAAGGTAAACCTTTAGGTATGACTTTCAAAAATAACCAAATGAATACCTTTATGCAATCGACATTTGTTAATGGTCCTTCTTTTGCTTTAGCTGTTGAAGGTGGTGATTTTTTGAATGCACTTGGTGACGACATGATGGGTAGAGAAGAGATTTATGGTTGGGCTAAACATCATTGGGGCGATCGTAAAGAAAATATGATTCGTGTTGGTTTAAATATAGTTAACGGTAAGGTTTTAGGTATGATGCATTTCAATCCTCTTGATTATAAAACTACTAGTATGATTGGAGATTTTAAAAGAGAATCTATGGGATTATACGCTAAAGATTATAAGAAAATAAAAGAACTAGCAAAAAAAGAAAAGTTAACGCCTGAAGAGTTCATGTTGTGGAATCCAAAACATAAGGATGTACAAAACGCACAAAAACATCATACTGACTGGATGTTATCTGATCAACGTTTGGACTTGATTAACGAAACAGCAGATTGGACAGGTGATGGTGCAAATACAAAAAAAGTTTATGAAGATCATTACAAACCACTTGTGGAGTTATTTGAAAATAAGGGTAAAAAAATACAAATAGAAGTTGGTAACAAACCTATTTATCAATCTATGGGCTTTAAAAATGGTAGAGAGGTTTTTGATGAGGTAGATGCGTTATATACAAGAATGAGTGATAGTAAAGATGGTATTGCTAGAATACAGATCAATACAAGAAAATCAAAAGGAAAGGCAACAGCGAGTCACGAAGGCTTACATGCTTATTTGGATTTACTGTTTGATGGTAATATAAAAGTAGAGAAAGCTTTTATGGAATCACTTAAAACTGCTTTAAAAAGTATGAAAACAGAAGGTGGTAGCAATGTCTACCAAGATATATTAAACACTAAAGATATAAAAGACATTAATAAGTTAGAGGAATTAATGGCTTATGGAGCTGAATATTTAGGTAAGGTAGAAAACTATAATGCTTTAGTTAGTAATCAAGGTTTTACTAAAATGAAAAAGTTTTGGAATAACTTTGCTGGAAGCGCTTTCCCAGGATTAAAAGCAGATTTAACTTTAAAACAAGATATAATAGATCTTTTAGGTACTTATGGTAGAACTGGTGATATAAGAAAATTAGATAAATTTGCTGAGAATATAGAATACGATCCTACTGGTGAAGCTAGAAAAGGTCAGGTTGCTACAAGAGGAGAGAGTATAAATAAAGAAATAGCAGAGATTAAAAAAGAGAAAAAGGGAGTTCTTAAAAATCTTAACGATATAAATATAACCAAACCCAAAGGATATAAAACAGTTGCTGAAGAAAAAAGAGAAGAATGGAAAAAATTAGATGCTCGTCAGAAAGAATTAGAAAATCAAGTTGAAATAGAAGATGTAAAAGAAGAGGTAAAAGAAACAGGTTGGGATCAACAGATTGATAAAAATTATACTATTGGTAAGTATAAAGATAAAACTGTAAATGGTAAAAAAATAACAGCTAAAGAAGATTTTCAAAATAAGCAAAGATTTGCTGGGGATAAGGCGGTGGCTGAAGATATAAGAAACAGTACTGGTTTAGAAAATAAAATTAGACAGAATGCAACTTTAATGAGAGTTCCAAAAGAAGCTCAAAAGCAATTCGTTCAAGATGTTAAAGAAAGAATAATAGAGAAATTTCTTAAAGAATATGATCCGGGTAAAATAAACAAAGAATTTGGTAGAGAGTTAACTCCTTTTGGGTGGATGACACATCGCACTAAACATAAACCAAGCATGATATATAGAGCCGCTGGCGATGTTGCTGCTAAATATAAGAAAGAAATTCCAACAATAAAAGCTGACGCATATGAAGGTGGTATTGAAGCTTTTGAAGGTTACTCAGAGCAAACTGGTCACATGAACACTGCTAAAACATTTGATTCCAAAGTTGAAAGAGATGGTATAGAATTATCTGAACAACCAGGAATGAAAAAGAAAGTTGGCGATAAAACTTTGGGTGAGGTAATAGATCAAAAAAGTGGAGCTGATGCTAAGAACTTAGACTTTGGGGCTAAGGGTGCGAAAAAAATTGTTAGTTATAAAAACATACAACCTAATGCGGAAAAAACCATTGGTAAAGAAGTAACTGTTGATTATTATAAAGTTACGCCTGAGATGTATAAGAAAATGCAAAAGCGTGTTGATCAACAACTTAACAATGATGATATAACAAATGTTTTAAAAGTTATAAAAGATAATATTGGTATAGAATTAGGTATGATACCAAGATGGAAACAATCAATAATTGACAAGCACACGGGTCAAGAAGTTGCTTTTATGATTGTTGGTGGTAAATTTCCATCCGAACCAAAAGCTACTGGTACTACAACTAAAATACTTAAATTAGGACAAGAAGGGGGATTAAAGAATGGAAAAATAAAGGGACTATTGTATAATGAAATACCACAAACGGGTACTAAAGGTTCTAAATACGAATATTCTAAAAGATATGAAGAATATCTTAAAACACTAGATAAAGCTTTCAAAACAGAATTTGAGCAAGATGTTATTGAAGCGTTATCTAAAGGAGATAGGGCGGATAAAAGTGGAAAGCTCAAAGGTTGGATGATACAAAGGAAGAAGGCTATGTATGTTCAAGGTGTCGATAAAGCTTTACCTAATACACCTGAATTAACCGCTAGACATACTTTGGCAGAGATGTCCAATCAAGTAAAGGCTGGTTTAAATCCAGGGTTAGCCGCAAAAGATGTAAACGCGGTTATAAAAATGCTACAAAAAGATAGAATAGATATTTACGATATATATGAAGCAATGCCTAATTCTCCTAAAGCTAGAGCGCCTATAGAAAAGTTAATACTTGAAAGGGACGCTTTAAGCAAGGATACTGATGTTATTAAAGCTAACATGAAATATCAATCAGAACTTGAGGTTAAAACTGAAGCTGAATTAGATGCTGTTTATTTAGAATCTGTTAATAGATCAAGACAAATTGCTAAAGATAATAATCTAGTTGAAAATCTTGCAGATCCAAACTGGATTGCCAACAATCCAAATAAAGTTATTGGCACTAAAATTGTAAAAGGTAAAAAAGTAGAAATTACCGCGGAACAGTGGAGGAAGGATTTAGATTTTCAAGTTCTAGAAGAAATGGGTGTTGATCTTAAAGAATTAGAAGCTTTACAAACAAAAAAAGGACAAACATATCATCACGCTTTAGAATCTATATTAGTTGAACTTGGTTTTAATAGTAAAAGTAGAAGACAAAAATTACCTAATGGAGATTTTGTTTATTTAAACAAAGGTAAAAAAGGTAGTGCTGATGCTATTTATAGTTTTTTAGGTAAAACAGTTTCAACTAAAAAAGGTAAGTCAGCAAAAAAATACGAAAAAGTATACCGCCCTGATTGGAGCACAGAAAAGAAAAACTTACAAAAGCTGGAAGATGAGATGGTTGCTAATAATGAACCTATAGAAGCTATAAAAGACGCTAAGATTGAAATGTATAGAAAAAATGCTTCTTATAGTGGTAAGTCAAAAGATTATGAAGCTACAGAAAAAGCTAATCGCGATTTTTTTGAAGATTATTTTACAGCTATGGCAAAGGTTGCTTATAAAAATAAAAACAACAATGGTATAGAGTATTTTCTACAATCAAGAGCCATGCAGACAAATCATGCTAAAGGTATAACTAAGTCTTTAGGTTATAAAATGACTTCGCTACCAGCTATAGGAAGTGGCCCAGGTAAATTTAAAATAACTAATGCTAAAGGTAAGGTTGTTGAAAAAGATAATAAAGGTATAGGTAGCCATTGGGAACATGCTTTACAATTATTGAATCAAACAAATAGGTTTGTAGATCTTATGCGCAAACACAAAGGTGTTACACCAGCGTTTAAAAAAGGACTTAAAAATATTCTTGATGTATCAGATCAGCATTTAATACCTAAAAATGGTCAGTTATTTAACGATGCTAAAGGTCCTACTACGTTTACAAAGGTTTATACAGAGATGCTGAAAATGGGAATTGATAATCCATTACTAAATGTTTTCGCAAACAAACATGTTAAGTTGGAAAATAATTTTATAGTAAGTGGTCTAAATAAAGGTAAGAGTCTTTTAGACGTACAATTAGAAAGTATCAATATAGCGATTGCTAAAAAAATATTATCAAAACTATCTAAAAGCGAATGGCAATTATTTGAACACCAACTTAATCATAAGTTAAAAAATAAAAATGCTGAAATTAAAAACAAAAAATCATTAGAAAAAGTTGTAGGTAAAAAAGCCGTTAAAGACTTAACCTCAAAAGATATAAACAAAACTATAAAAGTAATAGATAAAGCCATTGCTGAAGGTAGGAAAAGAAAAAAGAAATCAAGAAGTATGAGTACGTGGGATTTAGATGATACCTTAATATATAGTAAATCTGGCGTAAGATATACTTTACCAAATCCAAGTGGTAAACCTGCCCCTGGAAGGAAAGTTATATTTCTAGCTGGAGGTGCTGGATCTGGAAAATCTAATGTGGTTAAAAAATTAGGTTTACAAGAGCAAGGATTTAAAATAGTTAATCAAGACATATCTTTAGAATGGTTAATGAAAAATCATGGTCTACCAACAAGCATGAGCGAATTTACTGCAAAACAAAGAAGTCAATTTAGTAAACTTAGTCATGAAGCTAGACAAATAGCTTTGCGAAAAAGAATGAAATTCCAAGGTAAAGGAGATGGTGTTATTGTAGATGGTACTGGGGCTAGTCTAAAAGTCATGGAAAAGAACATTCAAGAATTTAAAGATAAAGGTTATGATGTTCAAATGATATTTGTTGAAACTTCTAAAGATATTTCTATAGCTAGAAACAAAGCTAGACCAGAAAGATCACTCAAAACAAAAATCGTAGAAACTACATGGGAAAGTGTTCAAGGAAATAAGGAAGCATACAAAAAACTATTTGGAGAAAGATTTGCAGAAGTAAATACAGATAATTTAAAAATGGGGGACGCTGTGCCTCCAGAATTAATCAGGAAATTAGATGCTTTTACTAAAGGATATATTAAAGCTAGATTAAACGCTGGAGAATTTGCTGACAAAGGAGCTGAACTAAAGGAACAAGGTGCTGAATTTGATTTTGCAGAATTTGATGTTATTAAACAAGGTGAACCAGGTCCATTTTTCCAAAAAGCTTTAGATAGAGCTAAAAAATATGGAACTGAAAATCAATTTATATTAACAGCTAGACCACCTGAGGCAGCTCCACATATACAAGAGTTTTTAAAATCTTTAGGATTAAATATACCTTTGGAGAATATAACCGGTCTAGGTAATAGCACCGCTGAAGCAAAGGCAATGTGGATGCTTAAAAAGTTTTCAGAAGGATATAATGATATGTACTTTGCTGATGACGCAGTTCAAAATGTTAAAGAGGTTAAACATGTTTTAGATCAATTGGATATTAAATCTAAGGTTGTTCAAGTAAATAAAGTTAAAGATGTAAACAAGTTAGATTCTCCTGGTACCTACGAAGGAATATTAGCATCTAAAAACCTTAGATCAGAATACGAAAAAACTATAGCTAAGCATAGGCCTGATTTAGTTAAAGAAGGTTTGGTTTCTAGAACAGTCGACGATATGTTCGATTTTATAGACACTTTAAATGTCCCAGCAAATAAGAAGAAAAAGTACGAGCAAATAATTACTAAATGGTTAGCTACAAGTAATATAAAATTAAAAGAGGATGCTTATAAACTAGAGCAAGCAGTGGAAATAGCTGAGAAATATAAAGAAGATATATTTTCTTACAGAAATCCTAATGAACTTATAGAAAAGTATGCTGGTAAAATTAAAAAGAAACCTCTTAACCCAAATAAAACAAAGGAATTTACTTTTTCAGGAGAACACAAAAAAAGAGGTATCACTGTTTACGAGGTTCAAAACACAAAAGAAGGTCAACAAGCTGTTAGAGATATAATAGATACTCATTGGGGTAAAGATTCTAACCCATGGTGTATTACACAAACGAGTAAACTTGATACTGGTTTTGGCGAGTTCAAAACACGTCAAAAAGCAGAATCATTTGCTCAGAAGAAACGAAAAGAAGGCGCTGTTGTTACTATAAAAAAGCGTAAAGAACCTGGTAAAGAAGGTTTTTATTATGAGGTTAATTATGAAAATAGATCAAAAGAAGGTAAACTAACGGATGATGCTTGGCATAATTGGACGGCTTATGAGAAAGGACCAAAAAGAATAATTTTTCATAACGGTAGATTATCATCGTTTTACGCAAACAGACAGTACTGGGATAGAATGGACAACGCTACAGACGGACCTACTATAACAATCAAAAAGGGTAGAGTTACTAATAAAGTAGAACTTGTTCCTGACGGTACAGGGCGAATTGAGGAGTTTATTAGAGAAACTAGAACAGTTAGCAAAGACAAGAAAACCGTTACAACAGAAATTTTCGCAGATTCGCAAGATGGTTATACTGAAGGCACTAAGATTGTAGAAAATAGAGTTAATGGTAAAACAGTTAAGTCTACAAGATATAATCCTAAAGGTGGAATTGTTGAAATTAAGGATTTTAATAAAAACGGAAAAGCCACAGCTTCATATAATTTCTTTCCAGATGGTAAAATGAGCGCTGTTAATACTTATGGTCAACCTTTTGGAGATATGACTACTAATGACGTAGTTAGGCAAAAAGGAGACATATTATCACATCAACACGCTGAAGGTGGCATTGCTTATATGTATGGAAGAATTAAATTAAACGATAAAGCAACAGAAATAGGGTGGAAAGTAGCAGAAAAGAATTCTGACCTAAAGAATGTTATAAAAACAGTTGACGGTAAAGTAAGGTTAGATCTTAAAAAGGTTTTAGAAATAGATGCTGACGCTAGGACTACGCTTCCAGGTAAAACTCCGGTTAAATTAAGTGAGGCTCTTAAGCCACAAGTTAGAGAGGGAATACAAAGTCTTGAACCTGTTAAAAAAGTATTAGACCAATTAGATGTCAAATCCGATGTGCAACAAGCATTGGCTTCAAAAAATCTTAATAAGGCTGTTAACAATATAATGGAGCACTCTTTAGGTATAGAGTCAAAAAAGAGATTCTCTACAGCCGAAGGAAAAGTGAGGGGTAAAGATAAGAAGAGAAGAGCTTTTTTTATACCAGATTCTGCCGCTGATTTAGAATTATTAATAGAACCGTTGTTAGGTAAAGGTAAAAAAGGTATAGAAAATAGAAAGTGGTTTAACGAGAACTTTCACAAACCGTTTGAGAGAGGTATTAACGACTTGAATACAGCTAGACAAACTATACTTAATGACTATATGGCGTTACGTAAGCAAAATAAAGACATAGTTAAATCTTTAGATAAACCAGTTGAAGGAACTAATTTTACAGTTGATCAAGCTGCTAGAGTTTATATATGGAATAAAGCAGGGTTTGAAGCACCTGGACTAACAAAAACATCGAAAGCTAAACTACTTGAACATGTTGCTAACAATCCTAAGTTGCAAGCTTTTGCTGATAATGTTGCTAAACTTACTAAAATTGAAACTGGGCTAAAAAAACCTAGTGAATATTGGTGGGGAGAAACTTTAGCTACTGAAGTTAGTGAAACTGGTAGAACTATTGGTAGAGATAAATATATTGCAGATTGGATAGAAGCTAAAAACGAAATATTCTCTAAAGAAAATTTAGCTAAAATGGAATCTGAGCTTGGTCCTAGATGGAGAGAAGCTATGGATGGTATGCTTTATAGAATGGAGACTGGTAGAATGAGGGCAGAAAATTTAGATAGACTTAGTAACGAAGTGATGGATTATTTAAACGGAGCTACTGGTGCTATCATGCATTTGAATACTAGATCGGCTGCTTTACAGTTAATATCTACAGTTAACTTTATTAATCATGGTGAGAATAATCCTTTTGCCGCGGCTAAAGCGTTTGCTAATTTACCACAATACACTAAGGATTTTATGTTTATTATGAATTCTCCTATGTTAAAACAAAGAAGGGCTGGTTTACAAATAAACGTATCAGAAGCTGAATTGGCGGCAGCAGCAAGTTCAGGTAAAAAAGGAGGCTATCAAACCGCTAAAAGAATGTTAGCCACTATTTTAAAACATGGTTATTTACCGACAAAAATTGCGGATAGTTTTGCAATAGCTTCAGGTGGAGCTACATACTATCGTAATAGAATTAAGATGTATGAAAAGCAAGGTTTAAAAACTAAAGAGGCAGAAAGAAAAGCTTGGATAGATTTTCAAGCTATAGCAGAAAAAACTCAACAGTCCTCTAGACCTGATTTATTATCACAACAACAAGTATCAGTGGCGGGTAGGGTAATATTACCTTTCGGTAATACTCCGATGCAAATGAATAGGATTGCTATGAAGGAGCAGTTAGATGTGGCTAAAGGTAGGTATGACGGATATTTTGGAGAAAATTCTTTAACTCATAAGCTGAGTAAGATATCTTATTATTACGCAATACAATCAGCTATATTTGCTGGGTTACAATCAGCTGCATTTGCGCTTTGGACTATGAGTGATGATGAACCATTGATAGCGCAAAAGAAATCAAGAGCAGCTAATACTATGGCTGATTCGTTCTTAAGAGGTATGGGTATATCTGGGGCTGTAGCTGCTGGTTTTAAAAATGCTATTATTAAATTTTTAGAGCAAAACAAAAAAGGATTTAATGCTGATTACAGTGAAGTTGGTGAGGCTTTATTAAATATATCACCTACTATAGGGTCTAAGTTTAGCGGAATGGACGCCACTGGCAACACTTTTAAATATAATAAAAAAGAAATACTAGAAAAAGGATTTAGTTTAGATAACACAAAAGGTATAGAAGCTGCTGCTCAAACTATACAAGCTATAACAAACGCCCCGACGTATAATTATATTAAAAAGAATAAAAACATCCAATCCGCTTTAGATAAACAAAATGCTGCGTGGCAAAGAATACATAATATTTGGGGATATAGTGCTTGGGATGTTGGTGTTGAAGATAAAAAGAAGAAGAAAAAGAAAAAGAAAGCGTTTGAGATATTGTATGATCTTGATTAATACCGCTCGTTAAATTTACAAATTAAAATAAATAAGTGATTATAAAATGACAATAGCAAAGTACCCAGAGTGCAAACTCTGTAACCAAGAAATAGCACTAATGCAAAAAGATATAGAAATGCTAAGAGAAGATATTAAAGAGTTAAACGAGAAGATTGATAAGTTAATGATTAAACTGCTTGATCCAGATTCTGGTCTAGTGGTTAGAGTTAACAAAAACACAGAAAGATTAGACGAAAGAGATAAGGCTTTACCTGGTTGGATGAAAGATCTACAGGCGTTTCGTCAAATGAAAAGTTGGAAAAATAATGTTACGAAAGCATTGTGGGTTTTATACGCGGCTGTAATTGGATGGATAGCTAAAAATTTATTTTGGTAAGATGAAAGAAATACTGCAACTTATAGAAGGTTATGGATTACCATTAATATTATTACTAGGAGCTTTATATGCACTATATAGGTTTTTAGTATTTAGTTTGTATGAAGTAAAGAATCAATTCTCTCGCCACCACGAAAGGGCAGCAGAAAATTTTGAGGAAATGAAAAAGAAAATAGATATAATTTTAGAATATATAAGAAAACAATAGCGTGAAGAATTTTACTTTAAATATTAAAGATCTTGTTTGGGTTGTTACTTTAGTAGTATCAATTGCTGGTATGTATTATACGTTAAATTATAAAACACAACGTTTAGAAGAAAAAGTAGAATACTTAGAAAATAGACACGAAACTACAAATATAGATGTATTAAAAAATGATATAGATTATGTTAAAAAAGACATTGGAGAAATTAAAGTCTCTATTAGGGATCAGTTTGATCTTGTTAATTCTATTCTTTTGGAAGATTAGTATTGCGCAGACAGATACAACCACTACTGTAGATACTACAATAGTACAGATACAACAAATTCAAACTGATTTAGACGAGATAAAAGAAATGTTCAAAGAACAAAAAAGAATATTAGAAGAAAAATTGGAAGAAAAAAACAAACCAAAAACAACACTGTAAAATAAATAGATAGTGTGTAATAATAAAATAGTGAATAAACAATTATAAAAAAATAACAATATGGCAACAACAACAGCAACCCTAGCATTGAGTAGTGTAGATTTACTATCTGATGAATTAGCGCTGTCTACTACATGCACGCTTACAAAGACAACAACGGCAACAGGTGTAGAAGATACAACAGGTTTAAATAGAAAAAAGATAACCTCAACAGCAAAAGGAACCGCTAGTGGACAAGTGACATTATATACGGCAGATGATTTTGCTGCTATCCCATATTTATATATTAAAAACCTAGCAACTACAGCGGGGCATAGAATATATGTATATGATGATACTACAACTGGGGATCCTATTCAGTTTCAACTAGACGCGGGCGATTGGGGCTTTATACCCATGCATGGTGATAAGACATACAGTGCTTATGCGTCAAACAATCCTACTTCTATAGAGTTTATGGTAATAGGGCAAGATCAATAATAACAAAACAACAACTAAATAAATAAATTATGGCAACAACAACAGCAGCGGTAACGCTAACTAGTGATCTACTGTCAGACAATATGTCCGTAAGCGCGTCTACAACGTGTATGAAAGCGGGTACTACTGCTGATGGTTTAGATATGATGGAATATGGATATATAGATATAGTAACTGGGGATCAATTTGACCTTTTAGGTTCTGATGATTCGACGGGGTCACTTGGAAACCCTGTGAGTGGGGTAATGGCTAATAAAGCTAACAAAGTTTATATAAAAAACCACTCTACAGACGAAACTTATTATGTGAGTATTATGCTAGATGCTCAAGCTATAGGTAAATTATATGGTGGTGATTGGATGTTTATACCTTGGAGCGCCACTGATGACGATAAAGATATAGAAATTACAGCGTCCGGTGGAACAAACAAAATATGTTATGCTCTTTTTCACCAAGGAAAAACTTTAGTAGCATCTTAATAACTTTAAATAAATAAATAAATATGGCAACAACAGCAACAATAAGTATATCTTCAGATATAGCCCCAGGTTTTGGTGGAATTAGCGAGTCAATGACGTTAACACAAGCTGGAACACTTACAGATATAGATAGCACAACGGGGTTTCAAATAAGAAAATTATCAGCAACAGGCGCGGTAGATTTAGTGACAATGGCTAGTGAGCTAGTAGAACCAAAAGACAGTGTAGCGGCAAAAATATACATTAGAAACATTGGATACAAAGGTGATATTGATAAATCAACTGGGGTTACAATTGGTGTAAAAGCAGAATCTATTGGTATGCTTTATGGTGGTGATTGGATGATGATGCCTCTTACTTGTATAGACGCGGATGACATTACGGTAAATCCAGAAAATGATAATACTGTAGTTATAGAATACGTGTTATTCTACGAAGAAGCATAATAAATCATGCCTAAGTTCTACAATATAAAGGGAGCTTCCGTGACTGGTGGGCAATTAACAACAGAACTAATAAAACCTTCAGAAGAGTTTAACGTGAAATCCGTATCGCTAGCTAACGTTCACGCCACGATTAGCGCTGCGATATCATTATTTATTCAAGATAACCCAACGTCTGGAACCACTAATACATATAAAATTCTTAGTACAGTAGCTGTGCCGCCAAGTGCCACTTTGTTTTTAGACAATCCCTCTATGTTCAAATTTGGCGAGGAGTTTGGGTTATATATTACAGTTGGTGATGATGACATAGTAGATATAATAATAAGTTAAATAAAATAATATGATAAGTAAACACATTTCATATAAGGAAGGTGTGTATAGCACAACGGCAACGCGCCGAGGAATAGACAACAATCCAAACGACGAACAATTAGCTAACATGGAATTAATAGCTGAAAAAGTATTTGAACCCCTTAGGGAATGGGTTGATGGACCTATAAAAGTAAATAGTTTTTTTAGATCTGTAGATCTTAATAAAGCAATTGGAGGAAGTAGTAAATCCCAACATTGTCATGGTCAAGCAATTGATATAGACGACACATTCGGAGTTGTTGCCAATAGTGATATGTATAACTATATCAAAAACAATTTAGACTTTGATCAAATGATTTGGGAGTTTGGAGATGATGACAATCCTAATTGGGTGCATGTTAGTTATGTTTCTGAGGAAGATAATAGAAGAAGGTGTTTAAGGGCTAAAAGAAAAGATGGTAAAACTACTTATAGTATTATATAATGAAATGGATAGGTTTTCGCCCACTTACATCGACGTATGTTCACACTCAAAGTAGTATATCTCACACTTGGGTTATTACTCATAATTTAGACAAACATCCATCGGTAACAGTTGTAGATACAGGAGATACAGTGGTA